GCCGCTCTGGACCACCCGGTACCAGATGTAGGCAGCCTGCCCGCTGATGGCGCTGACGGCGAGGGTGAACCCGGCCGGCGTGGCGACCGTGGCATCCGAGTTGCAGCCCGCAATGAGCAGGTTCCCGGGTGTGGGTGCCCCGGGTAGCGTGCAGGCGAGACCGGACGTGTTGCCCGAGGACTGGGCTCCTTGTTTCTGGACGAGGACGGGCGGCATGGCGGGTTACGCTGCCCGATAGAAGCCGGTCCCTGCGATCTGGGCGGTGAGGTCGCTGCTGTCCGTGGTGACTATGAAATCCTGAGCCGTCAGGGGGATCCGGGTGGCGTCCGTGCCGCCGGCATCGTAGAAGACGACCAGTTTGGCGAGCGTGTTGTTGGTGGCGCCGCCGGCCGAGGTCCACGTCTGGTTCGGCAGGGTGATCTGCTCCCAGTTGTTTGTGTTGTCCACGGTGAGGGCCGCCGTGAGCCCCGTTTTGCGGGCGTAGTTGGTGAAGTCGGCTTCGGTGTTGTTCGCCAGGATGGCGGTCACGGTCGCCCGGGTGCGTAGGAGGGCGTCAGACTCGGCCACCTTGAGCAACAGCATTCCGACCTTGGTGGGGTCCACCCGGACCTTCTCGGAGGCTCCCCCCTTGGCGATGTTGAGCACGATATCGCTCACAGCAGGACCCATTTCCACGTCGGCGCCACGCTGTAGGTGAGGGTGATCGTCTTCCCGCTCGGCACGATGACCGTGCCCGACGTGAGCCCGGTTGCCACCCCATCCACGGCGATGACCGTGACGGTGCCCCCGATCACGGTCACGGTCGCGTTGCGCCACATGGGCGTGCCGGTTCCGTTGTTGAAAGCAACGGTGGAGGCCGGGACGGCTGGCGGGGTGAAGCCAATCGTTCCGACGGCGCCCGTGGGGCATTGGAGGTTGATGACCTGGAGGTTGGCCCCACCGGTGACGCTCGGGTTGAAGGGCGAGGCGTTCGAGAACAGCCCCACGTAGCCATACATCCGGTTGCCGGGGTCGTAGACGTGCCCACCGGGAGCCCATGCCCCACTGCCGTCTTCCACGTCCAACACAGCGACGTGGAACTTCGTGAAGGTGGCGCTGGATTGGCAGTTGAGGGCCGTGGTGCACGCCTCGACACACGCGTAGGCGATGAAGGCCCCGTGGAACGTGGTCGGGATGAAGTAGATGCCGATGGCGCAGTAGATGCAGCGGACGGAGTCGGCAACGAGGTGCTCGCTGGCCAGCAGGCCTATGTAGCAGCCTTCGCAGGAGTAGAGGCCGACGTTGCAGTTGGCGTTGTTGTTGGTCGACGGCGGGGCGTAGCCGAATTGCCACGTCTGGGTGGGGTAGGTCGCATTGATGATGAGCGTGGCCCCCGTCGCCACAAGCACGGAGCCGGTGGTCATGTTGGCCTGCGCCATGCCCCGGAAGTCGAATCCGCAGACGTGGGGGTCCTCGGGGATGACGAGGCTCAGCCCGTCCACGACGATGAGCATGTTGTTGAAGACGTTCCCGGCCCCGCCGCTGCCGTAGCCCTGCGCCGGGGTCGGGCCGCCGATGACGCTGGCCTCGCCCCAGGTTCCGTCGTTCGTTCCGGCGAGGTTCGAGCGGATCACGGACCCGGCGTTCTGGGTGGTCGTCTGCTCCCAGTGGTAGAGGGCTGAGGCGTCCCGCGTCCCCCGGAGCACGAGGACGATCTTGCGGGCCGTGGTGGCGATCAGGGGCAGCGGGATCTGGGCGTTCCCCTTGTAGGTGGCGCTCTGGGTGGTGGCGCCACTCACGAAGTAGGTCTTTGCCCCGAAGACGACTTCGGCATACCCGTTGTTCGCCTGAGCGTAGGCCACGGCGGCGTTGACAGCCGACTTGATCGCGGCCGTGTCGTCCGTGCTGTTGTCGCCCAGGGCGCCATAGGTCTCAGGCAGGAATTGGTAAAGCTGGGTGCCGCCTGAGCCGCCCGTGTCCTGGGTGCCGGTGCCCATCTAACGCCCTACGAACCAGTCGATGCCGTACGAGACGGTGCCGGCAACGGTGACGACTGCCTGGATCACCCGGGGCGGGGCATCGTTGGCGACGGCGTTGGCCGAAGGGGTGAAGCCCATCCCGATCCGGTAGGGAGTCACGGCGATTGCGGCCACGGCGATGGCGGTCAGCAGGGGGTAGACGAACCCGCTGGAGGTGATCCCATTGAACGTGATCTGGACGGTGTTCCCGCCGCTGGCCGTGGCTGTGTTGAGGACGAATACGACCCGGCTGCCAACGATGTCCGTGAGGCGCAGGTCAAGCTGGGTAGCCGTGGCGCCAGCGGCCAGCAGGACACCTGAGGCGGCCTGGCTGGCGCTGACGTTGACGGTGGGCATTTACACGGGCCTCATCGGGGGGGGACCATTGGGAGCGAAAGCGGCCATAAGCCGGGCTCGGGCCACCTGCGGGGCGATGCCGTCCAGCATGGAGCGGACCCGCGCCTCGTAGGCGTAGACGAACGCCTCCCATTCCGGGGATCCCTGGGGGCCGATCACGGCCTCGATCAGCAGTTCCACTAGAGGTCCCGGAGCAGATGGGATGTTGACCGCGACCCCCTGAGCCTGGAAGTCGGCCAAGCGGCGCTGGTTGCTCTGCTGGATCTCTTCCAGACTTTCTGGCGCTTCTGCGAAGTCCTCCATAGGGCTACGGCGTGGGCGGGACGACGTCGCTGGGCGGGCTGGACGGGTCGAGCGGGGGCGCTGCAGGGGCCGGGGGAGTGGCGGCCGGTGGCGTAGGGGCCGGCGCAGTCTGGACGGCCTGAGAAGCGGCCTTCATGGCGGCGGCGATGGCCTCCAGCTTGTCGGCGCTGGCCTGGATCACAGGGTCAGGGCTGGGGGTGGCCTTGAGGGCGTCCTGGAGCGCGGTCACTTCGGCCTCAAGGGCGCCAGCGGCGTCTGAGATGTCCTGCACTGCCTGTTCGAGCGTTGCCATTGCATCCTCCAGTCGTTGGATCCTGCCTTCGTGTTCGCCGAGAATTCTGTAGATGAGCAGTTCGGTTGTGGCGTCCAGCGGGGTCGGCTCCCGGTGACGGATCACAGGGCCAAGTCTTCGTCGTCGGGCTCGGGGCGGGGCATACGGAGCCGGATGGCGGGGGTGCAGCCGAGTTGCCGGGCCAGCTTTTCGATCGAGTCCGTCGCCTGTTTGAGGGTGAGCAGGTTGGGGTTGCGGACGTAGCCGTTCTCGGTGCGCACCAGCAGGTCGTCTTCCTCGAGCTCGGCGGTGGCCCGCTCCCGCAGCACGACGGCCTCGACGAACGAGATCAGGACCTCCTTGTCCGCTTTGGCGAGGATGCCGAGCGGCTCCAGCTCCTTGACCGTGGCCCGCCAGACCTTCCGGCGCAGCGGGTTCCAGCGGGACGCCTCCAGCCACGCCTCGGGCATCCTGGGGGCCAGCGGAGCCGACTTGAGGGACGGGGCCGGGTGGCTGTGCGTTGCCTCCCCGCGCAGTCGGGACACGTTCGGCGGAAGTGGAGCCGGCAACGAGCCGTGGGCGCCCATGCCCCGAAGGTACCCGGTAGGGAGACGCTCCCAAGAGGAAAGGCCCCCCGAGGAAGAGAGGGCCTTTCGGTCGCAGGGTCCGGGCGGAACCTGAGCACCCTCACCCTAGTGCCCCTCCAGCCGGTTGGCAAGGGGTTTGGCTAAGTCTCGGCGCTGATCTGTCGGGCTCGGGCTATGTCCGATTTGGCCGCCCTTGGGGTAGGGCCGAATTGAGGGAAAAATCGACGGCTCTAAGGCGAGAGTTGCCACCCGGCCGCCGCAAAGGTTTTTCGGCCCCCTACCCGGCTAGCCCGGCTCGGTGCAGTCGCAGGTGGCCACCAGGCAGCCGTCCTCGTCATGCAGGGACCATGCATCTCCGCAGTAGGGGCACCTTTCCTCTGGGCTGGCGCTGTCGTCCTCATCGGGCATGAACACTCTGGGGTCCTCCCTGTCGGCTCAGCCTGGGCCGTAGCCCCTGGGGTTGGTGGGGTGGGGGGTGGTTCTTGCTCGGTACCATCCCTGCGCCCGTTCCTCTTGCGAGGCGACTCCCTCCGTCCTGCCTGCTCCCCTTGCCAGTGGCGTGCGGCGTGGGCTGGCTCTGACCCAGGTTGAGCCGCCTACCACCCGGCCAGCAGTACCTTGTTTGGGTCCTGCCTTTGCTCAGGCTACGGGCGGGGGAGACGTTGCGAAGTTGCCACCCTGCTGGGGTGGGTGAACGCGGGCACGGCGTTGCGCTTGACCTCGGCGGCCACCGTCCTGGCTGTTGTGGTAGCGGCATTCGACCCGGGCGTTGTCGATTCCGTTGCCCCCACCCGGATGGATGTGGCCCCCGGTCAGGTCGTTCGTGGAGCCGCAGCGCCAGCAGCAGGCGGCAGGATCGTCCAGCAGCGTGCGGACCGTGCGGCGCCACTCCCGGGAATCATATGGCATAGCGGTCACGTCGCTCCCAGACGACTTCCCAGTCGATCCACTCCTGAGCGTCGCTCTGCCATGTCTCGCCGGTTTCCCGGTGTCGACCAGTGTGGCCCTTCGGCAAATCGCACTCGAACTGACCTTCGTCAACGTCGTGCGCGAACAGATCACGGCAAGGCTCCATGCCGTTCATTTTGCCAGCGCAGGAGCCTTGCCGTTGGCCTTCTGGTTCGGCTCGACGGCTGGTTCGGGGGTGGGCTGTGCCACGGCCGCCGCGGCCAGTTTCTTGATCGGGGCGGTGGTCACAAGGCCCCAGAGCTGATCTGCGGACGGGTCTGTGCTGCGGGGCTTGTTTAGGACGCGGCGGCCTTCGTTCGGGGTCTGGAGGGTTCCGGCGACGAGGGCGGCTTGGGCGGTGGCGAGTTCCTGCAGGTCGGGGCGCAGGCGGCTGTCGAGGTCGAAGAGGCTGAACAGGCCGGCCCAGTTCGGCTCGGCGGGGTCGGTGATCAGCTGGGCGAAAACCTCGTCTTCGACCGTCGTGGCGTAGGGGCCGACGAGGTCACGGAGGTACCAGGAACGGAGCTCCTTGACGTTGCCGAGGGCGGCCTTCTCCAGCACGCCCATCAGGACCGGGGGCACGCCCAAAGCGGCGAACATCTCCTCGCGGCTGATCTTGGTGATTTCGGTCACGGCGTTGGCGGCGGGGGCGGTGCTCAGTGGGGTCGGGTCGCCGGTCGAGAAGATCGTCTTTCCGGCGTTCTCGGGGCCGCCGTACTGGGTGTTGAACTGGGCTTCCAGCCACTTCTGCTCGGGATCGCTGGGCTTCTTGGCGACCTTGACGTGCAGGCTGGGGTTGGCCCCGTTGGCGAACCAGTTCATGAGCTGGCGGCCCATCGCGTCCTGTAGGCCGTGGGCCTTGGCGACGGGCTCCAGCGGGCTGACTCCTAGTTCGCCGTCCTCTTGGTCGCCGTAGTGGATGTGGATGGCGTCCATGGGCAGGATGATGCGCCAGTCCCACGACGGGACCTCCCAGACCAGCCAGTGGACGATCGGGCCGAGGCCGGGAGACCAGCCGCCGTAGACGAGGCCGTACTGTCCGTAGCGGGCAGGCATGACGTAGCGCCACGGCCAGTGCTTGAGGGCGATGATCTTGCCGTCGGGGCCGCGGACCTTCTCTATCAGGGTGTTGCCCTTGATGAGCCAATTCCACATCGCGCGCTTCATGAGGCGATTCCAGCTGACGCGGGGCTCGGGGGCGCGCAGCAGGCGGGCCAAGCGCTGCTGGTCGGAAAGGGGGCCGGGCGAGGCGTTGACGTCGGCAAGGATCTGCTGGCGATCGCCGTCGGGCAGGGCCAGGAAGACCTGCAGGGGGAGGTTGGACAGGCCGCGGTTGATGGTGTTGACGGCGCCGTAGCACCACGGATTGTGCCGGTAGATGTCGCTGTAGCTGGCCCACATGGTCTCGCCCGTGGGCTTCCCGGCGAGCGGCACGCGGCCCTGGCCGGTGGCGTTGAACGGGCCGCCCGACCCGCCGGCGATGCCGTCGAGGAAGCTGCGGCTGGCAACGTCCTGGTAGCCGCCCTGGGCGGTGAGCACCCTCATGGCCGCAGGTTACGGGCTAGGGAGACGGTTCCAGTAGTTCCGACAGGAGCACTCCCGGGCCTTCGTCATCGGTAACCAAATCAGGGTGGTACCCGTCCCAGCCGAACATCTTGAGGGCATCGACTATTTCGCCGAGGTCACGCACATGGTACGGGTTGTAGACGACAACCTGATCCAAGCCGGGTTTGTACCTGACTCCCCGAAGCCGCTGTGTGTCAGCGCCACAGGTCAGTTTGACCACGGATCGGGGGTTGACGGCAGGGATCTGCTGGTAGCACCACCACTGCGCTTGCCGAAGATCGGGGGCCACAAGGACGATCACCGGGCCTCCTGCACCATGCGGATGTTGGCGAGCGGGATGCGGATGTCGCCGCTCAAGGATACGTCTGGCTCGGCTCCCTCGTTGAGCAGCCTGGCCGCGCCCAGCAAGATGCCCCACTGGTCCCGCAGCATCTGGACGCCTTCGACGGAGCGGTCGTCGATGGTGTGGACGATGACGTTCGGGTGCGGCTCGGGGTACTTGGGCTTGCGGAGCAGGAGGAACAGACCTACCAGCAGGAGGGCGTAGAGGACAGCCAGAACGATGTCGACGGGGGTCATGGCTGGCACCGTTCGTCTTCCCAGACCTCGAAGTCAGCAGCATCGGCCAAGATCCGATCTGCCTCAACGGTCACTGCCCACTCAAGCACGGTTGGCAGAAGCTTCGATAGCTCTTGGAGATTCTTTGCCAAGACTTTCCTGGCCTTGGCGAATTCCCACGATCCCGGGCTCATCCGGTGGCCTCGCTGACCCTCTTGCGCCAGCCGTCGGGTGCCCAGCGCTGCTGACGCTGCGATTTGAGGGCGGTTTCACGCTTGGCGGTGCAGCGGACGCACCAGCCGTAGAACGACTCGGGGGCTATGACGTCGGTGACGCAATTAGGACAAAGTGTGTCGGGATTGGGGTTGTAGTCCTCGGGCTCGGGCTCGAAGTCGTGGGGGCCGAGGGTCACGTGGTGGATCTCAGGGCAGTGCCGGTCACGGTGAGCTCCAGCATGGCCCGCCACAGCAACGCTCCAGGGGTGGACGAGGTGTCGCCCGCTCCGATGGTGCCGTAGCTGGTCAGGTTCGGCGGGATTCCGGCCACGCCGGGGATGGCAACGGCGTAGGTCTCGAGGCGGTCGCCGATGGCTTCGATGGTGTCCAGCAGGCGGCCGGGCAGGTCCGGATCGGTGCCGCCGGCGGTCTCGCCGTAGCTGGCGCCAGACTCGTAGTAGGCGATTTCCAGGTCGAGGTCCCACTGGTAGGTCCCCGGGGTGGCGATGATCTGGCGGGGGTAGCGGATCGCGTAGACAGACAGCATCGGGCAGCGCTCGGGCGTCAGGTTGAGCGGTGGGGCGTACTTCTGGAGGTGGAGGTCGGCCGGGAAGGCGATGGTGGCCTGGAGGTCGGCCGCGATGGCGTCGATGACGATGCGCATTCGGCCCATGCCGGGATCTTACGGGAAACCGCGGAGAATGTGCATCATTCGCTAGCCTCCAGCACCGAAAGTTCTAATCCGGGCCGCTTGGGTGGCCGAGAAGGTTAGGTATCGGGCTAACCCACGCCCAGCCGATGGTCGAGGGGGTCCGAGTGTATCCGTTGCGCTACGTACGAGCCTACATAAGAAGCGTTCCTACGGAGCGGCGGGAACGGGTGGGAATCAAGGGCTGGAGCTCGTCAAGGACCTTCGTGTCTCAGACCTCTTGTGCTTACTAAGGCTAAGTGCTAGTATCAGTGCTACACCTAACAAGGAGCGAGATGATGACGGAAACGGTCGAGATCAGCGTGAAAACGCTCAGGCTTGCCCACGACTCTGTGCAGCGAGACAAGATTCGGCACTACAAGGAGATCGCCAAGATTCGCCAGAACGGGGGGCGCACAGCCGCCACGGGCAACGCACTGGCACGGCATGAGGCGGCAGTTGCCGAACTGACCACAGCCACAGCCGAGATCGCGATGTTGCTCCGATGACCGTCAAGCAGATGGCAGAGGTCGTCGGAAAGGAGTGCATGGTCAAGGTATTTCTCGGCTCGGACCCGCTGGTCTTCCCGGCCCGCATCCTTGACGCACGTTCGAGCTACGGGCGGACTGACTACCGCATCACGCCCACCGGGGGCAGCGGCGAGACGTGGGTGAGCGCGGAGCGGGTCACAGTCGTCAGCGGCAACCGGACCGACAAGGAGGCGTGAGGATGCACTACGAGGACGAGTACACGATTGTCAGCGTCACAGACACGCTCCGCTGGCTGCCTACCGGATGGCTCTGGGCACTGCTGCTTGGCGGCGGCTGGTGACCCTCTCCGGGCTGCGGCGGGGGGCCAGCGTGCTGGGGGACTACGAGGCAGTCAGGCAGGCGGTCAGGACGGGGAGCGTGAAGCCGCTGGGGCGCCGGCTGGTCCGCAAGGCGCTGTGGCGGGGATTCGGGCGGGCCATGCGAAAGGGAGGGCTGTGACATGATCGGCGAGGGCTACTGGAGCACGGGAGTCATGGTCAGGTACTACGCCGACGGGGAGCAGTGGAGCATATCCCTGGAGTTCAAGGACAATGGGTTTTGCGACAAGGCCAGCACCGAAGGTCGGCTGAGTCTGAGGTACGCCGTGACGGATCTGAGCGCCGGGATCGACACGCTCAAAGCCGATGC